CTTATGAGTTTTACTTCTGGTTTCATAAACTCGAAATCATCGTACATTGTATTCATCTTCCTCATCGTAAAATACTTCGTCGTAATCAGATAAAAAGGTTTTAATTTCTTCGTATTGTTGATCTTTAATTTCAGAATTAACTTCTTCTTTAAGACATTCTACTAAAGACTCAAGATTTTTTACAATTAGCTTAATTTTATCTCTATCCATTTTGATTAACCCCAACAAAGGTAATTATACATAAAAAAAGAGAGGGAGTCAAGTCCCTCTCTGATTTATCAAGCAACTTGAGGTTGCTTTGCCATATTAATTTGAGCAAGATGAAGAAGTTTTTCTTTCTTTGCTTTTCTCTTAAGATAACGAACGAAGTAAGTGTTCATTTGTGCCCCTCCTTTACAAACTTAACACCACGATAGGTTTCGTTGTATTGTTGGGGTTGTTGCATCATTTGCTGTTGATACTCAAGACGCTTTTGAGTATCATATTCAATGCCACGATATACTACTTTAGCCATTAGGTTTTCTCCTTAGTTTTTTAGGTTAAAGAGCGTTCCTTCAGTCGGCTTTTGCGTTCGCTATTTGCGAATAGCGAATGAACGATCCGTTCCGAGTCGGCTTACTTCCGTCCCATAGGGATGAACGTAAGGTCATTATAGACCTATCAATCTAGTTATGCAAGTAAGTTTGTAAAATGTTATACCAATTTTATTATTTCTTAATCACGCTGCCGCCAGTCATCTGGTTTATCTCCAGTGAAGAAATCAATAATATCATCAGCACTATCAAATCTACTTCTATGATTTGATGGATCTGGATCTCCAAGATCCAAAGCATTCATAAATCCATCAAGACTATCTTCCTGCATATCTGGGTTGGAAGCACGTCTTCTTGCTTGTCTAAGAATTGTTGCAGCAGAACGATTTGATTTAGCAAGTTTTTCTGCCCAAATCATTTCACTTAACTCTACGGATTCCCCATTTACAATCCGTTCGCAAATTGCCTCAAGACGAAGACGATATTGAGTAGAGAGCATAGACTTCTCCAGATATAGTGTATTTAGTTACCGCTCAATATAACTCAGTGTATGATCCTGAGCATAAAGTTGTTGAATGATGATATCACAACCAATCTTAGGATTGCAATCACCACAAGTATATACATCCACTGCCGCCTTACCTTCCTCGGGCCAAGTATGAATACTAATATGACTTTCAGATAACAGACAAATTACAGTGACCCCTTGTGGTTCAAACTTTTTAGATATGGTTTGAACCACAGTAGCACCACTAGCAACTGCAGCGTTTTCTAATAAATCAATGAGACATTTTTCATCGTCTAAAAGAATAAATGAACACCCATAAAGGTTTAGAAGATAATGCTTTCCCATCTACAGTGGATTATCCTCCACTTCCTTGATCATTTCGCTAATAATATTTTCAGTACCATCCATAGTCTTCACTGCAAATAGAGAAGACTTTTGATATTTTTTTATTTTTTTATACTTTTTGATAAGCCTATCAATATCTGATTTAGGCATCTCAACTTCTACTTCAAATCCTTCGCTCATTTTTTATTTTTCTTGCTTGGTTGTTTGTATCCCCATAGTTTGGGATTTGTCCTTCCATATCCAAAATCAATTTTTTGAATAACTCCTGGACCATATTTATCATAATACATATCAAAAATACGCACTCTAGATCCACGAATCAAATCCATATGTTCTGTATTGTCAATATTGTACCAAATCAAATACGCATCATTTGGAAATGAAGGGTCTTTAACTTTATCGAGTGTAGTATCTTGAAGTAAGATTTCACATCCATATTCATGCGGCAGAACTTGATTTTGAATTTTTTTACTCTCTGCCATTTCTTTCTTACCTACAGTTGCTGCACTCATGAACGCCCACCCCATTGAATATCTGGATAGGATTCTTTTACAATGTCTTGAGTTATCTTATATTTATTAGTAAGTCTCTTGTCTTTTGTAAGAATTAATACTTCTGCTTCTTTTGGATGAAGTCCTTGCAAAAGATTAATAAACATCATTTCTCTACGAATTGTAGACAGTGTATTATTTCCTCCCTTCACATAATGATAAAGATTTTGATATTCTTTTCGAAGTGAAGTTCTACCACGACCATCAAGATCTTGTCCTGTGGCAGATTCTCCACCAGATGCTTCTCTTGCTAGATTCTCAGACAAAGTTCCCGAATAAACAGATTGCTCATCTGCGTTTCCATAAGGAACTTCACCTTCAGGAAGAAGTGAAATTACAGACTCATCAAAGTTCCAAATAAGAATGGATTTAATAGAATCGTGTTCATAGGTTTTTAGAACTTCAATTTTTTTTGCATTACTTCTTTGTTTTGATGCAAGCTCTAAAACTTCAAAAACAAAAGGATTAGTTGGAAGAGTTTGAATTGGTTTTTCAGTCGTCTTCCTCGTCTTCGTCTGTGTGCTCATAATCGTTTTCAAACCTCACGGCTAAAATTTCATCGGGGATAATATTCCCATTTTCATCAAAAAATTCGGGATGTGTTGATATTTTATTTTTATTTAAAAATGCATAGATAATATCATTTCCGAACCATCCTATCATAACTCCAATTAAAAAGGAACCAAGGATTCCAATGCCACAAAAGAAAAGAATATAAGGTGTTGCTGATTCCATTTTTTTCTCCAGAGAATTTATTTTTTCCTAATATCAAAATGAAATTCAATAAAAAAATGAAACTCTCTACGGAAGAGAGAAATCATTTTACCAAACTTCACTTGAAAAGTTTTTGGTTTTGATTCTCTCTTCCTCCTATTGCGTAGTAATAACTCAACACCCCGATTTATTTGGAGTTCATTGTTATTTAGTTTTCTTTTTCCGTCTTCCTGGTCTCTTGTCATTGCTATATTTCCAGGCATCTTCAAGAATATTATAAAGATAATTTCTTATCTTTCTTGCTTGTGGTTTTGGAATGTGCCCATAACCTTCACGAAGTTGTTTATGAATCTCATCAGATCCACCTTCAAGGTAATCATCAAGATCCATTACAAGATTACTGATTTCATTAGCTGTTGCGCTTTCAATAAACTCCTCAACTTCAAACCTTTTTGTTCCACGAACTTTTAGATAATCATAAAACTTTAAAACAAATTGTCCATTAAAAGCATAGTCAATTGCTTTTTCAACATCATTATAGACTTCGTGAAAATTGTTATCCATTAAACTAGATTTTGCTCCTTAAGATATTGAACAGTATCTGTACAACCTCCAATATGTTTTTCGTCTACGATAACTTGAGGAAAAGTAGATCCATCTCCAAATTCTGCGTAGAATCCTTCACGAGTAAAATCTACACCAAGTTTATAAACTACGTGTTGTAGTCCTGCTAACTCTAGCACTTGTTGAACCTTTGTGCAATATGGGCAACCGTCTTTTGAATAAACTGTAAACTTCATAATTCTTTATAAACTGAAAGTTATTTAGCGTTGACTGGAATTCCTTGCCCCTCTGGCAATTTAATTTGTGGTAATAGGTTATTCCAATATTCATCAAATTTTTCTGCAGGTACATCATGTACAGCAACAATTTCATTTGTAGGAAGTTGCTTGGGCATTTCCACATCTACTACAGGACCCATCAGAAACTTATTTTTTGTAATAGTTCTATTCTTTGGGTCAAAAGAAACCATCATAAGAGCATCTTCTTCTTCACCACAATCAGCAATCTTCCTACCTGTTTTGGTTTCGATCACCGAAAAATATTCTTCATTGTACTTTTTCATTTTTAGAAGTCTTTTGTGTATTATAAAGTGCCGATGGTTTTCTGTAAAGACCAGGCCAAGTATCACGAATGATTTCTGCAAGTTTATATGGTATTTGAGTTGTAATCATAGTAGTGACATAAAGAACATAAAGAAACCGAAGAGAATAAACAATGTTAGGATGAGTAGCATTTGAGATTTTCTACGAGTGTTTGAAGTTCTTGTAAGGATGCGTCATTTTTTAGAGTGTTGGCTCTGTTACTTATGACCCACACATTTCCTTTTATGTATCCTTTTTCTGGAATAATTTTATCTAGTGAAGGATTGTTTGGTGAGTTTCTAACTTCCGTGCTTTCAATTTTTATTCCCAATAAAGGGCACTTTTCTGGAATAACAATATCATCAAGTTCAATATTGAATGGTAAATTATTTTTCTTTGCCCTGCTCTTTGCCCTTGCTAACATCTTATATTCAGTCGTTTTTGATATTGCGTTAGGGTCAAATCTCTCACGGTTTTTAGCATTTACTTTTTCTGTGCGAAAGCAACCACAAGATTGGGTCTTACCACTTAATAGACACTCTCTTCTTGTAGATTTTGTTTTACCTCCACAAGAACAAGAGCATTCGCATAAAATATATTTTGGTCCAGAACGATATTCTTTTTCAACGGTCAATCTTCCAAAAGTTTTTCCAACTAAACCCCCACAAGGAATAGATTTTTTATTTAAAGACATACTCATTTATTACTCTATTATTATTTATACAATACCATAGTTAGGGTCATAAGTCAATAAAAAAGACCCCGAAGGGTCTTGCGTTTCCACGGGGTATTATATTTTTATCACAAAGCATTTCCTCGTGGTAATACTTCATCTGGAAAGACAAAATTTTCGTGAATTTGGTCTGTTGGGGCCATCCAAGCACGTAAGCCTTCGTTTAAAAGCACGTTCTTTGTATAGAACGTTTCGTATTCGGGATCTTCCGCAGCACGAATTTCTTGAGATACAAAGTCATAAGCACGAAGATTAAGGGCAAGACCAATGATACCAATACTGGAAGTCCAAAGACCCATGACAGGAACAAATAACATGAAGAAATGCAACCAACGCTTGTTACTAAAAGCAATACCGAAAATCTGTGACCAGAAACGGTTAGCAGTAACCATCGAGTAAGTTTCCTCCTCTTGCGTGGGTTCAAAAGCCTTAAAGGTATTTGCCTGTTCTCCATCTTCATAGAGAGTATTCTCCACAGTAGCACCGTGAATAGCACAGAGCAATGCTCCTCCTAGTATACCAGCAACTCCCATCATATGAAAGGGGTTGAGGGTCCAGTTGTGGAAACCCTGAAGAAACAGAAGGAACCTGAAGATAGCAGCAACACCAAATGAAGGTGCAAAGAACCAACTGGATTGACCCAGTGGATACATCAAGAATACAGAAACGAATACTGCGATAGGACCAGAGAATGCGATTGCGTTATAAGGACGGATACCTACCAGACGAGCGATCTCGAACTGGCGGAGCATAAAACCTATGAGAGCAAAGGCTCCGTGGAGCGCCACAAAAGTCCAGAGTCCCCCAAGTTGGCACCAGCGGACGAAATCCCCCTGAGACTCAGGACCCCAAAGTAGAAGAAGAGAATGACCCATAGCATCAGCAGGCGTCGAAACAGCTGCTGTGAGAAAATTAGCGCCTTCAAGATAACTAGACGCCAACCCGTGGGTGTACCAGCTTGTAACAAATGTTGTTCCAGTAAGCCACCCACCAAGGGCAAGATAAGCAGTGGGAAAAAGTAATAGTCCAGACCAACCCACAAATATGAAGCGATCACGTTTAACCCAGTCATCCAGGACATCGAACCACCCCCTTTGTTGAATTGGTTGTGAAAGTGTTGAAGAAGTCATAACCTCCAATCGTATTTCTCATATTTAGTTTACAATACTTTACATTAGAAGTCAATGAGTATTAGTTCTTATGCTTATTAAGATACTCTATCAGGTTTTGTAGTGTTTGTGTACTTTCTCCACACCACCCAATCATACTATTACATTTACTACAAATAAGTCCTCTCACCTTTCCAGTATTATGGTCGTGATCTATAACAAGTCTCTTATGGTGATGTTGTCCTTTTTGATTACAAATACTACAAATACCTCCACTTTTTTCTCTCATATCTCTAACTTCTTGAAGAGAAATGTTGTAAGTTTTTGCTGCTCTCATATCGTTTATCAAATCTGGGTCATCATCATATCTTGTTTTTACCCTTGACTTCATACATTCTTTACATTCGCTCAACCTACCTTTTCCATTTGGTCGGTTTTTTCTTACATAATAATCACTTTCTGGTTTATCTATTTTACATTGGGTACAAGTGTATAGCATACGGATAAAGAATAACTACTTTTATTTATCCATTATAGCACAAAAAAAAGAGACCCGTAAAGGGTCTCTAATTTTATTAACCGATTGTGGGAGCAGTAAGAGCAACTGGGGTTGCTTCTGCTGCAGCAAGGTCAAGAGGGAAATTGTGCAATTGTGTTATCGTAAAGACTCTTTATTCTTTACTTCTTACTGTCACCAGTAAGTTCAGACTATCTCTTCATCCTTATGTTTATTAAGGAGTCGGGCATTCGTGGGCAGATTATTGTTGGGACTCACTACCTAGTCGTTAGACCTTCCAGAAAACTTAAACCCTTTCTGGCTTGGTACGGGATTGTCTACTTGAGAGTTTCCCCGTTTAACCCGATTTTTCTAATGCCTATTACTAGGCAACAACACCAACAAATCTAGCGTTGCGCTCGTGCATTACCTCCATCCCCAGTCCAGCACGGTTGAGAACGTCAGCCCAGGTGTTAATAACCTTTCCTTGGCTATCAACAATAGACTGATTGAAATTAAAACCGTTAAGGTTAAAAGCCATCGTGGAAACACCAAGAGCGGTGAACCAGATGCCTACAACTGGCCAGCTAGCAAGGAAGAAGTGCAGCGAACGTGAGTTATTGAAGGAAGCATATTGGAAAATAAGGCGTCCGAAATAACCGTGAGCGGCAACGATGTTATAGGTCTCTTCTTCTTGACCAAACTTGTATCCATAGTTCTGTGACTCGTTCTCAGTGGTTTCACGAACCAGTGAGGAAGTAACCAGAGAACCGTGCATAGCACTGAATAGAGAACCACCGAACACACCAGCAACTCCAAGCATATGGAAGGGGTGCATCAGGATGTTGTGCTCTGCCTGGAACACAAGCATATAGTTGAACGTACCAGAGATACCCAAAGGCATCGCATCAGAGAAAGAACCTTGACCGAAAGGATAGACCAGGAACACTGCAGAAGCAGCAGCAACAGGTGCGCTGTAAGCAACACAGATCCAAGGACGCATACCAAGACGGTAGGAAAGTTCCCACTCGCGTCCCATGTAGGCGTAGATACCAATCAGGAAGTGGAAGACTACAAGTTGGAAAGGACCACCATTGTAGAGCCACTCATCCAGAGAGGCAGCTTCCCAGATGGGGTAGAAGTGCAGTCCAATTGCGTTGGACGAAGGAATAACAGCACCAGAGATGATGTTGTTTCCGTACATTAGAGAACCAGCAACGGGTTCACGGATACCATCAATGTCCACAGGAGGTGCAGCAATGAAGGCAACAATGAAACAGATAGTAGCAGCAAGTAGGCAAGGAATCATCAGGACTCCGAACCAACCGACGTAAAGACGATTATCGGTTGAAGTAACCCAGTTGCAAAACTGTTCCCAAATATTCGATTGTGATTTTTGACGTGAAAGTGTAGCAGTCATTTATTTAAACAGGTAGTAAGACCATCAGGGAAATGGTGGTGATACTATGCTCCCGCCACCCTCAGGCGGGATATGAGAGACGTTCTTATACACCCATAGGTCTCGGTTAAACGGGTGTTGCAAAGATTAAAGAACTGTTACATTCCTTAACCTGTTGTTGTATTTATCATAACACTGTTTTGAAATCCTGTCAATAGGTCCAGTTGCTTGGGTGTCCGTTATAAATAAACACCATTTAAAATCTAAATAATTAAAACTGCTTCTCCCTATATGCCAAGGGAATGGAATACTCCTAAAAGAGAACCTTGGAACGCACCGATACATAATACTCTAAAAGCAATCGACAATCACACTCAAGAATACTTCAAGAGTGGTGATAAATGGCATCTAGAAAAAGCAGAAATGCTCAGAGTTTACCTCACAGAATTAAAAACCTGGATTCATAAACAAGAAGGAAGATGAAATCAGCACTTCTCATTGGAGTATTAATTATGAGATTAATAACCAACGAGGGTATTTTCAATGAAGGACGCAGACCGCAACCAAAAAGACAATTCCCAGAAATCATCAGATTCATCAGAAGACCAGCAAAAAGAGGTAGGAAAAAAGCAAAGTTCTATCCTGAATAAATTAATCTTTGCTGTTTGCTGTTCTATTATTGGATTTGTTGGTTTGAATTTTGTTGCCTGTAACTTTATGATTCCAGGTACTACAAACTATGCAAATCTTTTAGGTGGATTAAAAAATCCTCCTCCAACAGATTGCAAAGAATCTGAAAGAAGAGGATTTGAAACTTTATTAACTATATTAACTACAGTAATTGCTCTTAGAACTAAATTAGAAGATTAAGAAATCCAAAGTTTACCTTCTGCTTTTCTTCTTCTTGCTAATCCTGCTTCAACATTAGTACCAGGATTACGATAAAGATATAGTGCATCGGGAACTTTATCCCACTCTTTATTCTTCAAGCATTTAGTAATAGTATTAAAGTTAGAACCACCGTAAAAACCGGCACCAAGATTATAAGCAAAGCTGAGCAAAGCACCTCTTTGTCCATCAGTCATCTCACTCCAATAAGGTATTTTTTGTAGGGAAGGAAGAAATCTTTGTTCTAGATCAAACATCAATAGTTTATCTGCATACTCTTGAGTAATTTTTCTTCCCATTTTAAAAGGTTGTCCATTAAAATCTTTTGTAGAGCCCCAACCAATTGTAATTGGAAGTCCGCCAGTTAATGGGTCAGGATAAGCATTTAAATGACATCCCTCAAAACCTTTAATCAAGTCAACACCACATTGAGGGATTTTTGATTGTGGAGTTGACTCTACTTTTTTACGTCAAAGATTCTTCCCCAACCATCTTTTCCACCAGGGCACCATCTGCGAACAAGATCAGAACGCTTATAAACAGCACCTTTACCATTATTTACGGATCCAGTGTATCCATCATTAAGAGAACCATATGGATCATTAACAACATAATCACCAGAAGGAGTCTTGCCAATTACAACTACCATATGCCCTCCTGTGGGATTAGATAGAGGACCGCGATGAAGAATACCAATAACAACAGGTCTACCAGCGGCAAGCTCTCTATCAAGATCAGCAAAAGAAAGGCTATAGGAAAAACTGGATTTAATGCCATATGACGCAAGAACTTTGGTCTGAACCAAGTGATCAGTTGTGTCACCGATTGAGAAAACTTTTTGTACATAGGCGTCATCGCCTTTAGGTCCTTTTAGTGTACCAGGTTTGAAATACTCAAGACACATTGCACAAGCAGAGGAGTTGCAAGTTCTATTTGCATCTCTGTAGTTGTCTGTTTGTGGATAGAAAGGAACCGGTAAAATGCTTGCTTGAGGTTTGTCTTCTTTGGTTCTAAAAATTCTTACCCAATTGGCATCATCCCGCATTAATTCGGATTCTCTTGCAAGCAAATCCTTTTCCAGTTGCTCTACTGCAGCAACGTGCTTTGGATTCTTCTCATCATAAAATTTAAAGAAGTTATGAAGATCTATGAGCATTATAGCATCCAAACCCTGCAATATATTTATTAAAAAAGGAGGGTTCCCCCTCCTTTAATCAAACTGTAGATACTTCTCGAACCGTAGACTTTACATAATCAAAAACCATTTCTGGAGTAGTCTCTTCGTAAGGGTCGGTGTCTGCATTGTCCCGCTGCCCCGCCTCAACGAATAATTTTTCGATGATTCCGTTATCCACGACTGCAGCATAACGCCAAGAGCGATCACCGAAACCAAGGTTAGACTTATTGACGAGCATACCCATAGAACGTGTGAAGTAAGCATTGCCGTCTGGAATGAGTTTTACTTTTTCAATGTTCTGGTCTTGTGCCCAGGCATTCATCACAAACCCATCATTAACAGAGATGCAGTAAATATCGTCAATGCCGAGACCAATAAAGTCGTCATATTTCTCTTCGAATCCAGGAAGCTGATAGGCACTGCAAGTAGGAGTGAAAGCACCAGGCAGACTAAAAATGACCACACGCTTTCCATCGAAAAGTTCAGCAGATGTACGAGTTACAAATTCACCAGACTCACGAAAGGTAAATTGCACTTGAGGAACTTGATAACCTTCTCTACGCATAGGAACCTCCATCAGAATACACCAGGAATGATTTGACCAGTAGTGAAATAAGTGCCAACAGCAATGACAAATCCGATCATTGCTAGGCGAGCGTTGAGGATTTCTGCCTCAGGGGTAAAACCGAATTTCATTTTTGTTCTCCGTTATAAGGGTGTTTTTGTTTAAGTTCTGGGTTTGGATTGCAAACCAGTTTTTCTTTCACAGGTTTAATAACAATAAACTTGTCATTCTTAAGAGTGCCAGCAATCTTGACTTCTAGTTCTACATCTCGATCCCAGGCACCACTCTCAATGAGTTCATGAAGGGCAATACTAAATTGCCCGAGCATAGCAACAGATGATGGTTGAATTTCCGTCACAGATTCTCTTCCTGTTCAGTGAGGATTACACAATCGCTGGTAGGATATGCAGTGCAGGTAAGAATGAAACCATCTGCAAGTTGATCATCATCCAAAAATGTCTGATCTTCATTATCAACAGATCCCTCGATTACCTTACCAGCACAAGAGGAACAAGCACCAGCACGGCAGGAGTAAGGGAGTTCGACTTCTGCTTCCTCTGCTGCATCAAGAATGTAAGTATCTTCGTCACACTGAATAACGGTTTCGGAGCCGTCGGGAGAACGGAGAGTAACATTGTAGGTTGCCATAAATTAATAAGTTTTTGAAAGTTGATTTACTGAGTGTGCCAACAAAACAAAGAAGGCGACACTAGTAATTGTAAAGATAATTGAAGTCATTGTCAATCAATTGTCAGAGGATCCCGAAGAAGAAGTTGCCAGTGATAGCATAAGAAATGAAACCAGCAACAATGCCGGCCATTGCCCAACGTCCATTCATTTTCTCCGCTTTTTCTGCATAAGGTTCAAAACCATAACGTTCGATATCTTCTTTAGACATCCACATTGTAGGTTCTTTGGCAAACATATTCATTTGTCCAAATTCGTTTTTTGTTACAGTCATTGTACATTCATTAAGAATTGTTACACAATTATATAGCAAAAAGAAAGGGGTGTCAAGCACCCCTCGTAGTAATTTATACCTAATTTGGTTAGGATTTACTGACCAATTCGGTTTACAGCAAGTCGTGCTCGGTTGAGGATAGAACCACTCAAAGGTACATATCCAAGATCATCGGCAAGTGATTGTGCCTTTGAACTCAGAGCATAGTTGAGTGCTTTACGAATAGCATCAGTATTAGCACCATTACCAGTCTTATATGCAAGAATCCAAGTCAGAGTAGAAATTGGGTATGCAGTTACACCAGCAGGATTGGGATTTTCACCAGCAAGGTTTGCATCCAGTTTGATATTATTCAGTGCAGCAGAACCAGAAGCAGCGGTAGGAAGAACAAACTTACCTGCCTTATTTTGAATTGCTGCTGCTTGGAGTTTGTTTGCTTTTACAAATCCAGTGTTTACATAACCAATAGAACCAGGAGTGTTCTTAATAGTTCCAGCAACACCTTCGTTACCTTTGGATCCAATACCAGTAGGCCACTTCACTGCCTTTGCTGCACCAGCAGTCCAACCACCAAATGCTTCCAAAGAGTTAGTAAAAGCAAAAGTGGTGCCAGAACCATCAGAACGATAGACAACACGAATAGGTCCATTACCACAGTTAGGAAGTTGATTCCAATCCTTGATACGCCCAGCAAAAATATCCACAGTTTGCTTTTGAGAAAGTTTCAGACTACAACCCTTCTTGTTATAAGCAACAGCAATAGTTCCACCTACCATAGGAATTTGAACGACACCACGCTTCACCTTTGCTGCTTCTGATGCTTTGATCGGTTCGTCACTTGCTCCGAAGTTAACTGTGCCCGCAATGAATTGACGAACACCAGCACCAGAACCAACGGACTGATAATTAACCCTACTCCCAGAAGTTCGTGCATAATCTTGGAACCATCGTTGATAAATTGGAGCAGGGAAAGTAGCACCTGCACCATTAATAGTAGGCCCAGCAAGAGCAGCAGTAGGAGCAGCAACTAGACCAACAGCAAAAATTTGTTTCAGTTTCATAAAAAATTGTTAGAAGTAAATTGACTTCGTAAGTAATGATACTAGAAAAAAACCTTAAAGTCCACTAAGATTTGGTTAAGGTTTTGATTAACCAATAAAAAGGCACCCCAAAATGGAGTGCCTTCACTCAAGTTATGAGTATGTTATCAGAACTTAAAGGTCGTCTGGATTACACCACCCCAGTTAGAGGAGTTACCAGCAAGACGCTGATTGTCACTTCCGTAGATGATAGCAGGAGTGATGCTGATGTTATCAGACACTTGATACTTGTAGAAGATCTCAAGAAGAGTGGACTTCTCAAGATTTTCTCCAGTAGGTGCCTGACCGATAGCAACACCAGCGGAGTTACCATCAACAAACACATCATCCCAAGTCAGACCAGCAAACCAGGACTGACTGTTGGTAGCATCACTTTGGGTGCCGCTTACAGTGTTCCAACCATAACCTGCTGAGATAGAAGGTGCCCAACCAGATTGGGTGGGTTCCCAATATGCGTTGATAGCATAACCATTAGAAGTTTGACCTGGAACCAGAGTGCCAGAAGCACCGTTCAAACCGTTGTAGGTACGAACACGGGTGCCTTCAGTACCATAACGATAACCGAAAGCAGCACCCCAGTTAGTGCCACGATAACCGATCTGTGCCAGAGTGTTTAGAGCGCCAGAACGATCAAACTCACCAGTGGAACTATCGCTGCCGTTTTGTGCAACATAGTTTACACCAGCAACAAGACCTGTCTTCTTACCATATTGGATACCGAAACCAGAACCTACTGCCTTGTTATAAACACCAGGAGCACCTGCTACTTGGAAGAAGTCAAGGATTTTGGATTCATATGCTGAAGGAACCCAAGCAATCTCAGTGTTACGAACAAGAGCACCAGCAGTAATAGTGGTGGTGTTATTGAACGCAGGGAATGAATAATACAGACGATCAATAACTACATTATTACCGTTTTCACCAGAGGTGTTGTCTGCCTTATCCAGTTTGAAAATTGAAGAACTGGAACCGAAAGGATTGCTACTGAAGTTAGCAGAACGCAGACGAGTGCGAAGCAGATCCTTACCAGTGAATGAAGTATCCAGGTTCAGACGCAAATCGTAGTTGAATGCGGTATGAGTGATATCACCATCTTTGGTTTGGTAATCATCAACACCACCGATTACGAAGTTTGCTTCACCACGCAGTTTGGTGGTAGTGGAGAACTGCTGTGCTTCAAGCGTAGTAACTTGTGCTTCAAGACCATCTACACGACCTTTGAGAACTGCTAGTTCTTGAGCAAACTCAGCAGTGAGACGCTTGAGTTCATCAGTAACTTCAGTTACACGGTCAAGGCAAGCATTGAGAAGTGCTGCTGCCTCATAACGGGTCATTGCCTTAGCACCGCCAAAGGTGCCGTTAGGATAACCAGCAACGCAACCATAACGCTCTACGAGGTTGCTGAGTGCCTGATATGCCCAATCGGTTGGTTGCACATCAGAGAATTGAGTGACGCTTGTGACCTGCTCAGAAGAGTATTGGTTGACTGCTGCCATATTAAGATCTGCGGCATTCGCAGCAACAGGAGCAACCATTCCCAGAGCAACAGGTGTTTGAGTTTCATAAAAGTGTTTTAGTACTAAACGACATTTAGATTATTAAGAATTACAACAGAATTCTTAAGTACTTATTTAGTATAGTTGATATTGGATTTTATGTCAAGGGATCATTGTTTTGAAGAATTCTCAGTTATTCTTCCAATATACGGATCATAATTCATATATTCTTTAATATCTACACTTGCACCATTTTGTTCCCAGAACTGACTTAAAGCTTGAAAATTTGCTTTATGGTACATATCAATATGTTCTGGGTGAATTGAAGATCCCAATTCTGTTCTATAAAGAAGAAGTGGAATTGAATAAGTATTACCTGAATTATAAATCAAATCATCAGCAACAGGACGTGGCTTAACTCCATTATCAAGACGATATTTATTTCCCTTTATATGAAATTTCAAAAGTTTTTCCGCATGGTGACGATTAATTAAATAACAAGCAGTAGAGAAATCATTAACAAATCTTTTGTGCAATTTAACGTGAATATCTCCAGTACAAATAATAGCAATTTGAACTACGTCCCAATCATATGGAATGTTTGCAAAAAAATCCTGCCAAGTAAAATTCCAATACTTAACTAAATCTAAATTACAGTCATCTTCCATAATAATTGCATATGGACTATCTGAAGTATCATACCAATGTTTAATTGCTTTAAGGTGAGATGTAACACAACCTATTTCTCCAGAAGTCATCATTTCAGGATAACGACCAGTAATTATATCGCTTAAATCATCATCTCTACCATCATAAGCAGAAATACGAGTATAATTTTCTATTTCCCAATATTTAAATTGGGTTTCCATATATTGTTGTCTTTCTGGTTGTCCGTCTAAATTTAAATAATAGATAGGTCCTATTCCTTTAAGTTTATATGTAGATTTATTTTTATCCATTAAAACTGGATTTTTGGAGATATTCTTATAATTTTGAATGACTTCTTCCACATTAGGTAAGTAATAATCATTTAATATTTTACACCATTCAAACTGCTTTGCATAGTCTAATATTTCTTCTCTATTTTTTACTGAATATTCTCTGTTTTGAATTATTTTTTCTTCAACAAATTTTAAATCTTTTATTTTATCTTCTGGAATTACAGTAATAAAGTTTTTACTTAAATCCAAATTTGCAGTAGCATACTCACTTACGACTACACCAAGACCAGCGGCAAAAGCCTCCATGCAAACTAATGGATGTGCTTCGCCATCAGAAAGAAGAACAAGATTGCCGTATTGAGTTAAATTTTCATATAAAGTTTCTTTATTCCATTCCCCAAGATAATTCTTTGAAGTATCAAATTTATCGTCTTCAATATTGCCAGCATACCACAAACTATCAATTGTTTGGAATAAATATTGACGTTTTCTTGAGTCTATTTTTGCTAAGTAAATAGATTGATCCGCATACTTTGGATTATCAACAAAATTAAATAACTTACCATTAACTCCATTTGGATTTAAATATAAATTATTTTCAGGTATTTTAGACAAATCATGATAAACTTTATTGATTTCCGAAGATAACCCAAAAACATTAGGTTTAATCTGAGTGAACAAATCAAAAACCCTTTGTTTATAAGGACCCATCATTTCAGGTCTTTGAATATATGCAAAGTGAGTTGTGCAAGCTTTTGGGTAATTAATATATGGATATAATCCAATAAAATCGTCATAATTGAAATGAACAAAATCTGGAGAGTATTGATTAATCATTTCAATAATTTTATTTGGATCACCAACGTTTACGATTTGAACATCGTGCCCCATCTCAGTCAATGATAATTTCATATCCCAAATTAAACTTTCTACAGCTCCCCATCCAACTGGAGGAATGGGAGTGTTTGGTCCTATAATACTAATTCGCATTTGATTCTAGTTTTTCAATATTTTGAGCATAAAGTTTCACAAGACTCTCCCAGGAAAAATTATCTATAGCAAACTGACGAATATCATCTCTCATACCTATAGACATTTCTCTATTCTCTGATATTTTTTCTTCAACGTAAGATATATCTTCAAGTTTATCATCAGGTATGACAGTAACAAAAGGAAGTCCTTCTGGGAGATCATGAGATGCATATTTAGAAATTACAACTCCAAGACCATTAATCAATGCCTCCTTTACTACAAGAGGTGTTCCATTTTCACCGTCAGATAAGAGAACCAAATTTCCATAATCAGTGAAGTGTTCTCTTTTATAATCGTCAGTCCACTCACCAAGATAGTTTATACTAGTGTCAAAAGGAGTTGTTTTTGTATCTTGTCCCACAAAATCAATCGAATCAATACTTTGATAAATCCATTGTTTTTTGCGATGATAGATTTGACCCAGATATAAAGAACGATTTGGTTTTACAGATTCCTTACAGTAAGTGAATCGTTTATGATTAGCACCATTTTCGGAAAGAATAAGTCTACTTTCGTCTGCACCAGCTTCTTTAAAAGTTTGATAATCTTTTTTGGAAATACAAAAAACGTAGTATTTTTTGTTATCAATAATCCAGTTAAAGATGCGATCATACCCATCTCTTTGATGCATATGAGGTTGGTCAATGTATGGGTAATGACTACTGATCGCTAATTTTGGAATGTTAGTTTCCTGTGAGATTCTATCCATAATCTGATAGAAAGCATCATAGTGAAGATGAACAAAATCATATTGTTCTTCATTCAAATAATTAATAATTTCATCCCAATTTTGAGTGTTAACTATAGTTCCTTCATGACCAAGTTCTTCTAACTCCAATGCATAATCCCAGATTAAACTTTCAACAGCTCCCCAACCATCAGGGGGAATTGGCATAATTCCAGGTCCAATTAAAGAAAGTTTCATTTTGATAATTCCGCAATTAACTCATACTGTCTATGCATATGAGAATAGTTTTCAAAGGCAATGAACATATCTTCATTATTTTTATAAGCGTATGCCATTGCATTTTGTTCATTATTAATAACTCCATTCTTTATCATTTTTTCTTGGAGGATATTATCAATCATATCACAAAATTTATTTAATATTTTTACACCTCCACCCCACAATCCAGCCATAATCCAGGTTCTTGCATCCCAAAAATAACTTTCTGTACATTGTTTCGCATCAACTAAATCTGGATAATAAGACATTGAAGTTTGAATCAAAACACTATCTTTATTTTCTAAAAGTGTTTCGATCGCATTTTCAGATGGATATTTTTCATTGGGGTTGATGTCATGTTGCTGAAAAAACCGAGAGAGTCCAGCATCGATCCACATAAAATAATCAGTTTTAAAATAATTATTGCATATTGATTCTTTAATCCATTTAAATTTAGAATAAATTATTACATTATACAAACTCATTTTGCACTCAACCCTTTGAGGGCAACCAATTTTATCCTGATAATTTTTGTCATTTAGAATTTCTTGAATTTTATCATTCAAGAAATAGTAAGGAACTTCCTCAAGATCCTGAACTATAATTTTTGTTGGGAGATTTTTTCTATTTTCTTTAACAAAATTTTCCAAAGATCTATCAACATAAACAACCATTGGAGATTTAATTTTTAAAGTTTCTTTAAACCAAGACAGATACTCTTCAAAAGATCTTCCATCCCCATCAACATTTCGCTTGATATCATACAAGGCTGTCACAAAAGTAATAGACATTTTAAAACTCCTTATTATAAACTTTCAGAATAGAATTAGCACGATTAACAAAAGTATGATTGTCCTGAACGTGTTTCATCGCAGCATATACAAGTTCAGTGTCTAGTTGTTTTTCAATTTCAATCATATCACAAGGAAGTTTTTGTTCGTCATCATTGTAATGAACAAAATCACCAAGCAAATCTTTTGTTACTTTGGAATTTGTTCCAGGAAATCTACCATAACTGATTTGTTTTAATGTCCTACAAGCAATAAACCCGATTTTTTTATGATTACCTCCAGTCACAGGTTTGCCATTTAATTCAAGTTGTCCATCCGAATTTGTATGATAAAAATCACTTCCTCTTACATCCAGCGAAACAATAGATTTTTGCATGTAAGTTTTATTTTCTTCAGAAGAGCAAGGATTTTGCCATGGATTAATATGAACAAAAGGTATTCCCATTTTATTCAAAGAATCAGACACTTTTTGCATTTCCAAATAATTACTTCCACCCAAAGTACCAACAAAATAAAATTCTTTGCTTCTCTTTATAAATCTATCTTCGAAATTAAATTCATTTGGAAGAAGATCTGTTGCCCAAATTAAATGCAATGCCTCATATCCGCCAATTCCTTTTTTCCATTTATCCGCTAAAACAGAATCATCTGCATTTGGATTATAAAAAGAAAAATTATCAATTTTAGATAATTTTTTCTTATCTAAAGTCATACTATAATTGATGTCATTTATCTCCAAAACATTAAATCTAATATCAATCAATCTTGATTCTTTATCCAAGTACTTGGATGGATTAATTGCATTATGAATAAAATAAGTTGACGATTTGACTATTGGAATTTGTTGAGCAGCATATTCCTCAGAAATAAATAATGAGTTTGAATAATCAAATTCATTAGGACTTGGGAAATTATCGTTGTGAAACCAATAAGTTTCATAACCTAAATGCCTAAACGCTCTATAAAGTCCGAAATGAATATACGAATGGGTATGCGTGTGGAGAGGAAATCCCCAAATAATAATTTTAGGTTTCATTAAAATCTAGGTAAAGTAACAATAAAAGGATGTGCTTGATGTTGAACATTAAAAATATCTAGTGCTTTTCTGTGTAACATTTCATTAGACCAAGCACCTCCAAATTCTTCATCACATTTTTCTAAGAGATGTTCCATAAAACAAAATGTACTCATAAATGGATCCATTGATTTAGAACCACCAAAATTTAGATAATCATTAATCATTCCATCAGGTTGATTCAACCACCCAGAATAATTAACTACATTTGGATCATAATCTTCATATCTAATTTTTTGCTGAACAACAGAATCAGTTCTACATTTTACGATCCAATCATACTTAAAATCATTTGCATATTCATACTCTTTTCTCAAAAGATTTACTTGATTAAGTCCGTAATGATAGGAAATCCAATTGTTAACCATTCTTGTA